TTTGCTAATATTTTTTCTATTCAAAAAACTATTGATGGCGATGTAGCCACTGGTATTTTTAATAAGTCACATATTCAGAATGTATTTTGGTGTGAGCAAGATGATATTGCTTTCACATCATCTGATGATAAATATACTTGTGTTAGTTGTAATAATGATTTAACCGCAGTAGGTTGGGTTGATGAACTTGAAAAAGCAGATGTTGAAAAAGCAATCAATAATTTAATTTCTATAATTAAAGATACTGCTACAGGTGCAGTTACAAATAATGAAACTATTAATAGATACCCTAAACAAAATCCTTATAAGTCAAAGAAAAAACCAGAAGAAGATATGACAAAAGCTGGTTCTTATTCTACTGGAGATTTTGTTCAATGGGGATCATCGGGCGGTACAGCAAGAGGAAAGATAACAAGAGTGGTAACTAATGGTAAAATAAAAGTACCTAATTCTAGTTTTTCAATTACTGGTACTAAAGAAGATCCAGGCGTTGTTATTAGAGTTTATCAAAAAGATGGAGATTCCTGGAAACCATCACAAACACTTGTAGGACACAAAATGAGTACACTAAGCTCCTGGACGGTTAAAATGAAAAAATTCTTTAACCCATCAGAAGAAGAGATTTTACTGAACAATGATTCAGTAGATATGGCAATTAACAAGGATATGTCGGTTGCCACCCAAAATAATGAAGGAGGTGTTGAAATGACTGACAACACAGAAGCTACAGAAGTAGCAGAAGAAGTAATTGTTGACGAAGTTGTTGAAACGGAAGAGGTTGCTACAGAGGTAACTGATGAAGTGCCAGCAGAAACTGCAGTAGAGGCTGCAGTAGAAGTTAATGAAGAAACAGTCGAAGAAACTACAGATGTAGTTGACGCTTCCACCGATTCAGGTGAAGCGACTGACCTTGAAAAAACACTAAACGAAATTAAAAGTTTTGTTGGCGAAGCACTCGTAAAGAATGCAGATGCTAATGTTGAAGCTGTATCTAATGTTGCAAACACATTGGCAGAAGTTACAAAAGCTCTTACAGAAAAACTAACAGAAACAGAAAATCGTTATGAAGAGTTAAACAAAGGTTTGGCAGACATCGCAAAGGCTCTGACTCAAGTAAATGGAAGACTTGAATCAGTAGAAAATGATACTGCTGTTAAAAAGTCTGGAGAACTAGATAGTTCTTCAGAAACTACTATAGAGAAATCAGAATCTCTATGGGGGGGACGCTTCCTCGGCTCCGCTCAATACTTAAACTGAAAATAAAAAAAAGAAAAGGTAGGTGAAATAAATAATGAGTGATATTTTAGAAAAAGCAACTAACACTGGTACATTGGTAACACAAGGTACCAAAAATGGTGATATGTATGCATTCGGTGGTACCCAAGATGGTACTCAGGGTGGTACTTTACAGCCAAATCAGTCTGCACAATTTATCGATTACGTCTTTGACCAGATGGTGCTTGCACAAGATGGTCGTAAGGTTTTGATGACAGCTAATACTATGGAACTTGATAAAATTCGTGTTGGTACACGTTTGGTATCTAAGGCTACTCAGGCTGATCAGTCTGATGTTGCTGGTTACACAAACAAAGGTGCAATCTTCACAAAGTTGGATCTTACAACAACAAAGTTCCGTCTAGATTACGAACTTTCAACAGAGTCTCTAGAAGATTCGATTGAAGGTTCTGCTCTTGAGGATCACGTTGTACGTTTGATGGCAACTCAGTTCGGTAACGATCTTGAGGACATTGCTATCAATGGTCGTCCATCAACAACAGGTAATGGTGGTTATGATAATACAATCGCAGGATTTTATCGTCAAGTACTTGATACATCAGCAACAGGTCACGAAGCAGCAGCTAATTCAGCAGCTATGGCAGGAATCTGGGCATCAGGTGCATCAAGCACAGCTAAGTTCAGTCTAGACGCACTTGAAGCAATTTACAATGCATTGCCTCGTAAATTCAAGGCTCGTAGACAAGATCTTAAGTTCTATATGAACAGCCAACACATTCAAGAATTGTTGACAGAGCTTCGCACAGTTAATCAGGCTACAAAGTCTGTTCCGTTCGAAACTGCACAACGTGTTCTTGATGGAGTAACTCCAAGAATTGGTGGTCCAGCAGGTGCAACTTACTCTGTATTTGGTCTTCCAGTACAGGAAGTTCCTTTGTATCCAACTGGATATGTAGACATTACGTTCCCGCAAAACAGAATCTGGGGTTTCCAGAGAGATGTTACGGTGCACAAGTTCTTCGTACCAAAGAAAGATTCTGTCGAATATACAGTGTATGTTCGTCTAGGTCTTGCGTTGGAAGAAAAATCAGCTATTGCCTACGGCAAGCAGGTTTAATTCAAACAATCTTAAGCAAGGGTTACAGAAATGTAACCCTTGTTTATTTTTGGTGTATAATATTTAAGTAGGAGGAATTATGTTAAATACAAAAACTATTGCAGAGCTTAAGAAGTTTTGTGATGACTTTGGAATTGAATACACAAAGAATGCAAGAAAACAAGATGTAATTGCGGTAATTGAAGAATCGGGTTTAACCTTTGATGATTATGAAGGCTCATCTCTAGGGTTTAAAGATTATGTAGAGCCAGAAAAAGAACAAATTGTTGAATCTGAAGTAACTGAACAACAAATATCAGTTTCAGATGAATATATACTTTTAACAACAATCGCTGGTATTGGTGCATATGTAAAGGGAATTAATTTTGAATCAACATATCCTTATACATTTGTTGAAAAAAATTTAGCAGAGTTTCTTTTAAATGAACCATTGTATGGTGTAAGGGAGGCATCACTAGAAGAGTATAATGCTTTTCATAGTGTAGGATAGTGATAGAATATTTAAGAACAGACGGTGCTAGTTTAAATGTTGTTTATCAATCTAAAGCTAATACTTTATCTGTAGCCTATAGTGTATATGATTTAACAAATAAAGAATATATACAAGAAGATGTGAATAACACAATACAAAATAACGTATTTAATCTTCAGTTAAATTCAGACGTAACAAAATATGATCGTCAATTAAGAATTGATATTCAAGGAATTAAAGCAAATGATTCATACACGGATACTTTATATATAAGTCTTGTCCGACCATATGCTACCGCACAAGAAATTGCTGCCTATGCTGGAATTACTATTACAAATCAAACTGAAACATCAACATCTTTGCTCCAATCCACTATTGAAAAGTTTGAGAAAAAAGCAAGGCTATTGATTAATGCAAGAACAAATGATAATTTTTATTTTGAATATAAAACAGTTCCAACTCTTGGGCTTGGAACCGATCTTTTACACCTAGGTGAAAGAATTGAATCATACGACAAGATAATATCTGATGATATTGTACTTTACGATAGTACACTTTATGAATCTGTTGATGATTTAGCAATACCTTTGATTATTACAGAAAGTAATTATGGATTAAGAACATATCAACAAGGCGTAAATATTTCCGAATGGCGAGACATCAATCCTATTTACACAGAAAGATTTTTTACGCAAGGCACTTCATTTAATATTCGTGGTGAATATGGATGGAAAGATGTTCCAGATGCAGTTAAACAAGCAACTATGGAATTATTTGTTGATTTAATATGTTCTGATTTTGTATATCGCAACAAAGGATTTAAGTCTATTAAAAATGACGCATTTGACATCACATTCCAAGATGGTATTCTTAATAGCACAGGAAATTTATATGTAGATGCATTGCTTCAACCTTATAAGCGATGGGATTTGCGGGCGATTTAAATGTCTTGTCTAGCAGCATCATTGTATACAATGAAGGCAGATATTTATAGCCCAACAGTAACTAGAAATTCTACAAATGGAATGGTTACAAAAACTTGGACATTATTAGAAACTGCTTCTTGTATTGCTCGTGGACTACTTGGATCTAAATTAGGAAACAATTCGGCTGGAATAGACATTAAAGATCAGATAGTTATAAATAAAGACTTTATTAAAATTAGAACATCAAACCCAATATCTTCTGCGTCTAGAGTTGTTGCAATTAGAACAAACGATGAAGTTCTTTGGAAAGAAGATTATATTGCTAATAGTAAGGGTGGTGTAGCAGGAGCTACAATATTTGAGCCTCGTGGATCAACACCAATATTAAACTTTAGTGGAAGCATCATAGAATACGAAACAATTTTACAAAGACAAGAAATACAAGAACTTGAAGGTCTATAATGGGCAAAGTAGACACTGGAAAAATGCCACAAAAAATATTGGCTGTTGCACAATACCACGCTGATGTTTTAACAGAATTACACGAAAAATCAAATAATAAAAACTCAATTATAGGTGCTGGTCTTCAAATAATAGGAAAACATTTTGGAGCATATTTAGATAACTTGGCTAGACGAGATCATATGTCATTTCATCACGTTTATGAAACTGGAGAAACTGGAAATGAAAATGCTAGATTATTTAAATATACTATATCTGGTTCAAAAATAAATTATAGTTTTTCGGAAGCATCAAAGCCAGAAAAAAGTGGTCAAGTATTTAGAAGAAAAGCATTTGTTATGGAAGATGGTTTATCGGTAACAATTACACCCAAAAAAGGAAATTTTTTAGCATTTCAAATTGGTGGCGAAGAAGTATTTTCAAAAAAAGTATTTGTGCCAAATCCTGGCGGTACAAGGGTGGCAGGATCATTTAAATCAACCTTTGACGCATATATGTTAAATAATGCAAATCAAGTGCTTACAGATATTGGTTTTTATGATAGAATTAATAATGAATTAGTTAAAGAATCAGAAAGTACTCTTATTAAAATTAATAATGGACAACTTAATGGTTCTGCTATGGCAAAGACATCAGCAACAAGAATAGCAAGAAGGGCAAAGCAATAATATGAATTACACAAAATTACCAGTTATGTTGATTGGTAACTATCTTTGGGATAAAGCCAGAGGTGCCATTTCTGGGTCTTCTAAGCTACCTACAAACGTTTGGAATGTAGATCAGTATACAATTACACCCCCTATTTTTGCGGTTAATGACGCTAACGCTGTAACCGATAAAACACCATATATTTTATATGATTATCTTTATACTGGAATTGATACTAAAACCTTTCCATTAATTAGAGAAGAAGCAACATTGTCTATTGTTGCTCCCTGGAATGAATTATACCCCATTAAAAACTTTATTTATGATGTTTTAAGTCAATTTGATATATCTGCTCAAGCAATGAATGCACATCTTAATGACTCAGAAATTAAATTTAAATGTATTAAAGTTCGTCAAGATAACTATTCTTTAAATGAAAAAGCACCAGTTAGTCTTGAATCTGGCTTATACATATCTACTCTTTATTTAACTTACGAGTACACAAGAGTATAAAAAATATGGTATTATATTAGAGAGGAAGCCCCCAAAGCTAATTCAAAAATGCAAGGAGGTGCAAAAAAAATATGTCAAATAGTTCAAAAAATATTATTGTTGGTGCTGGTGTAGTTTACGTTGGTAGTGCTACTGGCGTAGAACGTACAGAAACAGACATTCACGCTAACTATGCTGCAAATACAGCTGGTTCTTACCAAAATGACAGTGTTGTTGATAATACAAAATTTAGACACGTTGGTTACACATCTGAAGGTGTTACTTTCGACTTCTCACCAGATTACGGTGAAGTTCAGGTTGATCAACTTCTAGATGTTGCTAAAATTTACAAGCAAGGTCAGAAAGCTATGATTAAAACAACTTTCACAGAAGCTACACTTGAAAATCTTTTCACTGTGATTGGATCACAAGATTCAGATTACAACTCAACAGCTTCAAATATCGCTACTTCTAAAGGTACTCTTCAGAAGTTCGAAATTAATGGTGGTGCTCTAGGTCTAACTCCTTTGGAGCGTTCAATCCTAGTTGTTGGTCCTGGACCAGAAGTTGTAACAGGAGGAGTAAACGGTGGAAGTAAATCAGAAAGAATTTATCTTGGTTATCGTGCAGTTTCTATGGAATCTGCTTCGGTTGCTATCAAGAGAAATGAAGCTACAGTTTTCCCTGTAACATTCCGTCTTTTGGCTTCAAATAGTCAAAAGAATATTCAATTGAATAATCTAACATCAGGCACTGGTTCAAACGCTCTTTACGGAAAAATCATTGACCGTGTTTACGTTTAATTAAAACTAAATAACTTAATGTAATGTGGTGGGTAGAAATACCCACCACATTGCTATATATAAACAAAATTAGGCTATAATATAAAAGAGGACATTAGGAGAAAAATGGCTACAAAAATATATGAATCTTTAGAGATTGAATTACAGGATGGTACTCCAATTACCATCAAACCGCTTAATCTAAAGACTTTAAGAGAAGTAATGAAAAAATGGAAAGAAATCGAAACAAAAGAAAATGAAGACGATTTCTTGGAAGTACTTATTGAATGTACATCGATTGCTATGAAGCAATTTGCCCCAGAACTTTCGGATATCGAAAAGCTTGAAGAAGTTTTAGATCTCCAGACTATGTATAAAATATTGGAGGTTGCTGCAGACATTAAGCTTAACGACCCAAACCTGTTAATGGCAGCTCAGGAACTGGCTGGAACGAGCTAGACTTAGCTGCCTTGGAAGCGGAAGTCTTCCTATTAGGTCACTGGAAAGACTATGATGAATTAGAGACTAGTTTGTCAATGTCAGAGCTTATTGCTACACTAGGGGCTATGCACGACAAAGAAAATCGTCACAACAAATTTCTTGCTGCCATTCAGGGTATAGATTTATCTGATTCACAGCAAACACAAGACTCATCTTTGCCTACATTAGAAGATGTAGTTGGAAGAGCAGCAGCAAGAGTATCTGGCAATATAGAACAAGCAAATGCCATTACTTTTGGTATTAGTGAAGATGAAGGTCTTGGATATAGTATGATAGGTTATGATTTGTAATGACTGGTATTGATGCTTATTTTAAATATAATGCTGACTTTGGTCCAGTCATTAATCAAATGCGTTTGCTATCAACGCAAGCTAATTTATTAAATCAAACACTTCAAAATTTTGACAAACAAGCATCTAGTCTTAAGATGAGTCTTGGAGATTCTCTTGCTAGTGATATTGGCAAGATGGGTGGATGGAATGCCAAAGTAATTGAACTATCTGATTCTGTTGGACAATTTGGTAAATCCCTTGAAAAACAAGAGCTTAGTTTAAAGCAATATGCAAAAGAAGGAATTGGTGCTTTTAGTAAAGCATCTAATACACATAAACTAGCAGTTCGTGAAGTTGCTCGTGAAATGTCACAACTTGCTGTTCTTGGTGAAAAGAATGGCAAGCAAATGGGTATGATGATTACCCCAACAAATATTAATCTAAATGATTTAAATACAAAACTTGCTGTATCAAGAAAACAATTTGATATTTTTAATACTATTGTTCAGGACGGTGCAACAAAACTTATTAACTTTGGTAAGAATACACAGTGGGCTGGTAGACAGATTACTGTAGGTCTTACTGTTCCTATTGCTGGTTTTGCACAACAAATGATGAAAGCTTTCCGTGATGTTAATGTTGAATTAACTAGGTTCCAAAAGGTTTATGGTTCTGGTCTTATGTCATCTGGTGATGCTGAAACAATTAAGATGACAGAAAATGTTAAACAACTCGGTATTGAGTTTTCAAAAACAATGGGTATTGCTGTAAAAGATACCGCATCCCTAGCTGCTGATCTTGCAGCAACAGGTCTTGAGGGTCAAAAACTATTAAACTCTCTTAGAGAAACTACTCGTCTTGCAACACTTGGTGATGTTTCAAGTCAAGATGCAATGAAAACTACGCTATCTTTGCAAAATGCTTTTAAGATTAGCACAGATGAACTATCACACTCTGTTGACTTCCTTAACGCAGTAGAAAACCAAACATCTCTTTCTCTTGCAGATCTTACTACTGCTATTCCAAAAGCTGGTCCAGTGGTTAAAGCACTTGGTGGAGATGTTAAAGACCTTTCACTTCTCATGGTTGCTCTTAAAGAAGGTGGTATTTCCGCAGCCGAAGGTGCTAATGCTGTTAAATCTGGTATGGCATCTCTTATTAATCCAACTAAAAAAGCTTCGGAAACTGCTGCTCAATATGGCATAGATATAAATAAAATTGTTCAGGCAAATCGTGGACAACTTATGCCAACAATTATTGAATTTCAAAAACAACTACAGCTACTTGATGATTTTGGTAAAGCACAAGTTATTGAAAATGTTTTTGGTAAGTATCAGTTTGCTAGAATTTCAGCATTATTTGATAACCTAAATGCTTCAAGTTCACAGACAATGCAAGTTATGGATTTGATGGGTAAGTCTCAAAAAGATCTTGCTGCTAATTCATATATGGAAATGGACACGCTTATGAATAGTGGTGCCAAAAGATTTCAAAGAGCAACAGAGTCTATTAAGGCACAATTTATTGATATTGGTGGTTCTATCACTACTGCTATTACACCTATTATTGAAAATGTAAGCTCTAAGATTGGAAAAGTAATTAAATTCTTTGACAAACTTCCAGCACCTATTAAATCTTTTATAAAAGTTGCTGCTGGTCTTGCTGTAATTGCTGGTCCAATTATTATGATTGCTGGTGTATTCTCTAACTTCTTAGGCTATATTACTAAGGGTGCTATGAGCATTGTTAATCTTGGTCGAAGAATGTCTGGCATACCTGTTGAAAAATTTAAGATGCTTGATGATACACAAATTATGGCACAGAAATCAACAGATGCATTGTCACAGGCTTTTAATCTTCAAAAAACAAGTGTTGAGCAGTTAAACTCTGTATTAGCTGTTTACAAAAAACATCTTTCAGAAGCTATTACCCTTAACCCTAACTTTGTTAATACTCAAGTTGCTTCACAGACAACTACTGGAAAACCGCCAGTAGCTAAATTCCAAACTGGTGGTCAGGCTTGGGTTCCAGGAAGTGGTGATGGTGACAAAGTTCCAGCAATGTTGGAGCCAGGAGAATATGTTGTAAATAAAAAAGCAGCATCTAAACACTCAGGTTTGCTTGATGATATTAACTTTAACAAAGCACCTCGTTTCCAATCTGGAGGAAGAATAAATGGTTATGCTAGTAATTCATTTTTTGGTCACGGTAAATTTACTCCAGAAGATTTACAACTTGCATTAAAGTCTTGGATTTCTCCAATGATGACTGGTCTTAGACCATTTAATAATCCGACAAAACGTGGTGGCATTCAGCCACTTGGTGAACAGTATCCAGGATTCTTTGCAGATATATTTAATCAATCAATGGTTCCACAAGATAATCAACACCTTATGCGAGCAATGCAGTTTGACCGCAAGGGTGGAAATATGTCTCCAGTCGCTGGAACTATTATGGATGATATTTTAAGAGCACAAGAAGGAAAAGAAAGTTCTATTAGATTAGGATATAGTAACGCCCCATTTAGTCACGAGACAACAAGATTTACATCATTTAGCACAGTTCAAGAAGCAGAGTTTTACAAACGATTTATGACAATGTTTGAAAAGCCAAAAAACAAACGCAGTGCGGAATCTCGTGCAAGAAAAACGGAATCTGGAGAAATATTCCCATACCTTCTTGATTTATGGACTGGTAAAGGTAATGGTATTAATGGTATTCCAGTGTCTGATTTATTCCAAGGTCAAACACAATATGGAAATGAAGGTGAAGTAGTTCTTCCAGGTGGTATAAAAATGCCAATCACTGGATATGGTAGTGACATTAAATCAAGAATGCTTATGCTTCATTCTGTAATGCCAGGAGCTACAAAAAATATTAATGGTCGTGAAGTTCCTTTATTTCAAAAAGGCGGTAGAATAAATAATTATGCTGATCAATCATATTCACCAGAATTATTAGACTTAGTACGTTCTTGGCAAGAAAGTACTACAAAAATTAGACAAGACCCAGAAAAACTTAAGCAATTAATGTCATTCTTCCAACCATCTTCAGATCCAATGACACTAAGAAGAAAAACATCTTTGGGTCTTCCTGGAGAGATACCAAGTGCTGATCAACTTGCTATATTACAGGCATTAGAATCTGGTGATTTCCTAGGTCTTGCTGGAAGAAGAATAGGGTTTAATGGTTCTCCACAATCATATAGCGAACACCCACTTGACTGGCTTGTAGGAAAAAAATTTAGCAATCCCCTTGCTGGTAGAGATGTTGATCAATCTTCATTAATACACTGGCAAAAACAATTACAAAATTTTGAAATACTTGTTCAGTCTTATAAGAATGATCCAACAAATCCAA